CGGAACCCGAAGTGGAACCCAAGAAGCCGGAATCTGTCAAACCCGGTAAACCCGGCAGAAAACCGAAGAGCATTGAATAGGTATGGAAGAATACCGCTGTAAGTTTTGCCATAGATTACTTGCGAAGGGAACCATCGAGCGCGGGTGTATGGCGATTAAGTGTCCGAAGTGCGGAGAGCTGAATATTTATAGTTCTCCTGAAGTAGCAGATAAGCGATAGTCAGAGCGTCTTAGAACGCCCAGAGTAAACAGAGGCTCAAGAAGCCCAGGTAGGGAGCAATCCTTGCTTGGGCTTTTATTTTTAAACGGGTGCTTTGCTTCCCAATAAATAGCAATGGTGAAGAGTCCTCTTCGCAAGACTTTAAACTGCGATGGTAGTGCAACCGGAGAAAGAACAATGCCTGAATTAAAAAAAGAAGAAGTGGAAAAAGAGCTCAAGACGCTGGTTGAAACCCAGAAGCAAACCGTTCAAAAGGCGAAAGAAGCAAATATGTCCGAACCGGAGAAGAAAGCAGTTGATGAAGCCAAGGCCGCCGAAGCTAAAAAAGCCCAGGAAGCCCAGGCTAAAGTTGACGAACAGGCCAAAAAGGACGCTGAGATAGCGGCTAAGAAGCCGGAGGAACTTTCTGCCGAGGAAAAGACCAGACTGGAAACGATCGCTGAAGAAAAGAGGGTGAAAGAGGAATCCGCGTTATCCGCTGAGGAAAAGATTAAGCGGGTGAAGGATGAATCCCAAAAACGGATAAACGAAGTCATTAACGAAATGAAACAAGTTAAGGACAAAAGCTCGAAAGAGTTTGAATCGTTACAATCCGAATTGAACATCCTCAAGCAGCAGAACGAAGAACTCAGCAAGAAAGTCCAGTCTACTTTACCGGAGAAGGACGTTATTCTTTCCCAAGTCTCAAAGAATGAACGGGCAAGAATCAACCAATACCTTGAGGAAGATAAAACACTTCCTCGTGAAAAGCGCAGAGAAATGCCTAAAGAGGAACTCGAAGAATGGCTCCTTGAGGATATGGCTTCCGCGCAGGAATGGTTGTCTGACCGCGCTGTAAGGCGTGATAACGAGCGCAGACAGGATGCTGGGAAGATAGTCCAGCAAACCAAACACGAGAATCTCTTGAAGAAGCAGCAGGAATCTTTGGCGCGTGTCCTTGCCAAGCATAAGGAACTGAATGACAAGGAGAGTGAGAAAACAAAAATACTCATAGAGATATTCACAAACGCTAAAGAAGACTTGCTCTCTAAAGAGAACGGCCCGGAATTAGCTGCCGCTGAAATGGAGCGCAGGCTGTCCGAGAAAGAAAACCCAGTTGTGAGCGAAGACAAGGCCAAAATAGCCGAGTTAAGCAAACAACTGGAGGACCTTCAGGCCAAAATTCAGAGCATTGAGAACGATGACGAAGGGGTTAACTCTGTCGTTAAAAGGGGTAAGCGGGATGAAAAAGGTCTCACTGATCCCGAGAAGCGGCTTATAGAGACCCTCCGTGATTTAAAAACTCCGGAAGCAAACATACAGTCGGCTTTAAAGAAGTTTCGTGAGAAAAAGGGATAGTTGATATGCCAAGTTTGAAGGAAGACAGAAAGGTTTTGTTTTATACCTGCGGACAGTGCCGGGGAAAAATCCGGTATCCGAAAACAGGCAAGAAACCCGATGTCTGTCCTGAGTGCGGTTACGGGCACGGAACAAGGCCGGTCAATGATATCCCTCACGAAGTAAGATTAAACCTGAACGATTTATAAGGAGGTTTTCAAGATGAGGTATCAAGCGAATGGTTTTGTTCCGATAAGTAACCCTCCGGCCAGGGTAACTAAACCTGCGGCCATAGTGAATATTGTCAAAGGTGATGCGTTGTTTGACGATGCGGGCGGATATGCGACTAACGCAATTACCGCATTGGCGGCCACTTTCCTTGGGATAGCGGCGGCAGATTGCGACAACTCCGGCGGTTCTCTCGGCACGTTAAACGTGGAGATATATCCTGTCGATCCTTTAACCCGCTATATTGTCCCTGTTGCGGCCAATGCGGTAATTGAGCAGACGGCGGTAGGAACCATAGTGGACTTGGAGAACAACGATGATGTGGACATATCTGATACCACGATAGCGGCCGGGCCGGGTTTCTTTATTGATGACCTGGATATTTCCGCTGATGCCATAGCTGCCAATACTTATGGCTACGCAATCGGGCATTTTACTTACGTCAGTTAGTCGTAAGTAACACTGTAAAACATAACTTTGACAATAACACTTTAACGGAGGATCACAATGACAAGAGCAGAACTGTTGGATTTATTTACGCCGATATATGATGAGTTTTCTCAGATAGCGGCCGGGGCGGTAGAGAGGCAGGGCCCCAAGATATTCGATGAGATAGTAGACCCTACTCAAGAATGGCAGTATAACGCCATTTCCGGGTTAGGCGTGTGGGATGAGGCTACTGAAGACAGCAACGATGGCCTTGACCACTTTGTTATCGGATACGAAGGGACAATCACTCCCTTGAAATATCGTAAGTATTTTTACGTTACTTACGAAGTCAATGACCAGATGGAATATGCTTCCTTAAAGTCAAAGACTTTTAAGGCCGAAGCGTTAGGCCGTGGAGGTGCCGCAAGACAGGAAATGTCCGAAGCCAGCGTTTTAATTAACGGTTTTTCGACAGCTTGCGCTGATGGGCAGTATCTGTTTTCCAATTCCCACCCGAAAAACCCGGAAGAAACCGGAACCACCTACGACAACTTGCTTGACGGCGCGTTTTCTCACGATGCGTTGGAAGCCGCAGAAAAGCAAATTGCCGCAGAGTTCTTCGATATGGACGGCCTGCCGATGTCTGCGTATGCCGGAAAACCGATAATCGTCCATCCTTCAGCCTTACGCGGTATTGTAGGACGAGTTTTGAGCGAGAGGGCTGAGGAAAGACCGGGAGTTACCACCAGGGATATTAACCTTTACGCCGGTAAGTATCAGGCGATAGAGTGGGCGTTCCTTGATGCCGCGATGGGGGGTTCCGATACAGCGTGGTTTATCATCTACCCGATGTTAAAGAACCTGAAACTCATCAAGAACACCGCGAATCCTCAGTATGCCTCCTGGATAGACCAGCTTAATCAAAGGTATTACTTTGACGGCTGGATGTATCTGCAAGCTGGTGTGAAAGACTGGAGGGGGCTCTGGGGATCTACAGGCCTATAATTGTAACATGACAATCAGGTAAGGGCCGCTAACCCCGGCCCTGCCTTACTAACAACGGAGGGTAATTTGATGAAAAAGATATTAACAGTCCTGTTGCTTGCGGCAATGATTGGCTTATCTGCCAATTCATACGCGGCTGACGGGGACAAGTATAACGACGGCAGCTGGAGGGTAAACAGCAGCGGAAACTTGCTGCCTGTTACTGATTCAGTGGCCAGTATTGGCGCTTCGGGAACTGAAGTGGCGATGATTTACGCCGACTCTTTAACAGTCGGCGGGGCTGTCTACACTTCCTTCGCCGCCGGCGCTGATGGCAACTGGACGGGTAACGGCACCACAACCACGCTTGACGCGGCTCCAACAAAGTTTATCGCTACGCATTCCAGCGGCAACTTTCAGGCAACGCAATTCGGAGTAGGTACAAGCGGGATACTTGGCGTTACAAACGCGCAGACAATAACTCTTGAGACCAACAACGCGTTTATCTTTGGCGACAATAGCGATACCGCGACATTGACATTCACCGGTGACGATATTTCGTTGGATACTTCCGATGGAGGTCTAATTCTCGCGTTTACCGATGCAACCGACGGGACTTTTGATATTCGGGCGAATAACGATTCTGATGACTATATCAGTTTCACCACGGTTTCGGACGTTCCGACTATCGTAACTGCCGGGACTTCCAATCTGGCGATTGCGCCTGACGGTGGGACTACCGCAATTACTGGCATACTCACAGTAAGCGGAGCGACTACATCTACCGGGATATTGACTGCGACAGGTGGAATAACGTTACAGAACGGTGAAACTATCATCAACAGCACGGACGGGACGGTTACTGTTGGCGGTGCTTCTGCGCCGATACTGAACGTATTAGCTGACGGGACAAGCAATCAGGACGCTATCTTGTCTTTAAGCGCGGACGCGGCGGCTGATAATGGCGACGTCTGGAGATTAAACTCTGACGGCGCGACTAATAGTCTGTTGTTTGAGAATAACACCAGTGGTTCACAGGCTACAATATTAACACTTGCGGCCAATGGAGCGATTACAACCACCGCAGGAGTAGACGTTGCGGCTGGTGCGATTACGCTTGCAGATGACGAAGCCATAAGCAACGCTTCTGATGCGGTAATAGTTACAGCTGATGATGCCGGGGCTACTCTTAGGCTTCTGGGCTATGAAGCTAACGCGGCGTCCTTGCAGCTTCACGCTGATCAGGATGACGATGCTACCGATGGTTGGCAGGCGCAGGCCACAACTGCCGGGACGCTTACTATAGGGAATGACAGCACGGCAGCCGGGACGTATGTAACCTTGCTGTCTTTGTCTAAAGAAGCGGCCACCTTAACCAGTGCTTCTGACAATGCGGCAATTAACATAACCGGATACGAGGCGAAAGAAGCGCAATTACGCCTTAATGCCGACCAAGACGATGACGCAACTGACGGATGGGAGATCGCTTCTTCCACCGCAGGGACGTTGACTTTTGGCAATGATAGTTCATCCGCGGGGACTTATGTCGACAAACTGACATTATCCTCTGCCGGTGTAATCACCTTAGTCGATGGGGAAACTATCACCAATGCTTCTGACGTTGTAACTCTGCAAGCTGATGACGCGGCGGCGAGCCTGGTTGTTTCCGGGTTTGAGGCCAATGCTTCATCTGTTACAATCCAGTCTGATGAAGGCGATGACGCGGCTGACAAGTTTATTATGAGTATGAGCGCGGCAGATGCCTTTACGATGACTACGGGTGTAACCGAGGCAATAAGCATAGCCACGACAGGAACTTCTACCCTGGCGGCGGCGAACATAACTGGCGCGTTCGCGGCTAACGGCACAGTCGGTTTAGGCAATGCTATAGGCGACATCGTTACCGTAACTGGAAAAGTGGCAGGTGCTACTCCATTGAGTTTTGACGGCAACACTGCGGATACTGTTTATACCATAATCGCGGTTGATGACCCTGCTTCTGCTTCCAAAACAGTTACTATCCCTGCCGTAACAGGCACGGTGAAGTTGACTGGCGCGGCGGTGGCGTTAACCCCTGGGGCTGGTGTAACTCTGCCCGTAGCCAAAGGAACTACCGTTTACACCGACACTCCTACGGACAATGAAGACCAGACTATTACGTTTTCGGGCGCGGGTTCGGCTGGCGACGAAGCGACTATAATCTTTACCTCTGCCGGCACGGGAGATGAAGTTATTACGTTCCACTCTACTTTGTGCAGTTCTACCGGGACGTTAACCGTAGGGACGACCGCTGCTCATTATATGGTTATACGGTTTATCTCTGACGGTTCTAAATGGCACGAAGTTTCAAGGACAGCAGATCAAACCTGACATTAACAAATAAGGGGCGGCCCGGATTGATCCGGGTTGCCTCTTATTTAACCGGAGGTAACAATGCTGGGTAAACTTTTCTTAATGTTGGCTTTAGTGGTAATGCCTTTGCAGGCGTTTGCCGCGGATGCTATGTTTACCCGCGACAAGGCTTATGAAGTCAAGGGATGGTCTATATTCGGGTCTGATGATGATATAGACGGAACAGCGCAGTTGATCACCGAACTTGATACCACCTATGCGCAGTTGGCAGCAGAGGACAATATCGAAGTGTTGAGTGCTTCCGCTGCTGATATTACGCAGACCGTAACTGTTGAGGGTATTGACGAGTATGGGGACAGAGTAAAAGAAGAAATCGCGTTAGATACGACTGATGGAACTACCGCAGTAGCAAGCACAAACACATTCAGATATATAGACCAAGTAAGCGTTGACGCCGTTTGCGCCGGGGCCGTAACAGTCCGCAGGGCAACAGGAGATACGTTTATTATATCCGTTCCGGTTGGAGCCTTAGAAGCGACAGTTGTTCAACATTTCAACGGGGGAAAAGACAGCTATTTGACCGGATGGTATGCGGCGGTAACGTCTACCACGGGAACAGTATCTTATGAACTTAGGTATTACGCCGATGACGCGAGCTGTCTGTCTGCTACCAGCGGATATAAGGTTTTGGACACAATCATCTTATCCAACGCATTAAGCGACTCTTACCATTCATTGCCGACAATAAAATGCCCTAAAGGTGGTTGGATCGCGGTATTCGCTACTGGCGGTTCTTCCAATGCGGATGGTTCGGTGAGAATAGAAGGATACGACGTAACCAGGTAAAGGAAAATTATGCGTACAGCCCATTTTCTTAAGTCAGATAAGACAACTTCCCAAAATCTCGTCTTAGGGGAGTTGAGTTACACTTCGGCTATCGGCAGGAAGTTTAAGCTTGAAGAGGTCATACTCCACGCTTCTGTAGCAATCACTGAAACGGTAACAGTTACCCGTGATTCAAAGAATGGTGCTGATTATGACCACGTTCTTGACAGAGGGTATCTCGTCGGAGAGCAAGATTATGTGTTCCGTCCGCAAGGGGAATGCAACTTCCAAGACGGTGACGAAATAAAGATTCATTGCACAAACGCTAATTTGACAGGGGTTGTTTACGTTACGATCAAGACTTCGGAGATGTAGATTGAGTATAAAAGAGCAGGAAAACAATCTCAGTGAACTTAATGTAACCGTGCGGATGAAACGAAAAGAACTCGTTGAGTTGCAGGGGGATATTGATAAGCTGTTTAAGCTTAAGACGGATTATTCCCGGCAGGTAGAGAGTATACAAAAAAACATATCCACATTAAGCGAACAGAAAAACAGCATTGGGATAAAACTTGCCGAACTTACCGAAGAGTACAAGAAAACATTGTCCGATAAATTAAACAGGGACGCGGAGATATCCTTATGGGAGAAAGAGCTTATAGAGAAAGAAAAAGAACTGAATAGCCTGCGTTCAGAAATTAATAACAAGGCCTCTGTTTTATCCGCCTTCGATGTCGAATTAAAACACAAACAGGGTAAGATAGACGAGGATTCAAGGAAGATTGTCAGGCAATACGGTGAATTAAAAAAGAAAGAAGGTGATTGTTCGCGCTTAGCCCAAGAATTAGACAAGACACAGAAGGAATACCAGGAAAAATTTAAACAGTTAGATATCAGGCAAACCGAAGCAGTAAGGAACCTCGACAAGTCAGAGGAACTCAAGAATATTTTACATAATAAGATATCCGAGAATGATCAAACCCGCGCTCAATTAAGCTCTGCCATCAAATCAGCGGAGGAGAAGCAGAGACGTCTTAACGAGAAGATAAAGGATAATGAAAAACTTAGCGCAGATCTAAATGCGGCTATCGCTGAAGCCAACGGCCGTTCAAGGGCATTAGATTTAAAAATTAAACATCAGGAAGAAATGGATAAGATGATTGAGGTTAGACGGCTTAGGGTGGAGAAGCTGGCGCGTGACAAAGCGGTTACCGCAGAATTGGAAGCATTGGAGAAGGAGCTAAAACAATGATAATAAGGTTCCTATTGTCTTTGATTTTATTGCTTCCCATATCCTCCGCTATTGCCGACAGTCAACAGACCATAAACGGACAGCGCGCTTCCGGGCATATTGTGGAAGATGAGGGGGTTAAACTCCGTCAATATCCTGTATTGGATTTTGCTGGGGCAGGGGTAACAGCGACAAATTCAACAGGGAAAACTCTTGTCACAATCCCCGGATTCACCACAGCGCAAGAAATCGATCCTGTAGTTAAAGCTATCAACGGTATAGTAAAATCCAATGGCACAACAATAAGCGCCGCGTCTGCCGGGACGGATTATCAGGCTCCTCTTGTAAACTCCGCAGGTCTCGCGGGTGCATTGTCGGATGAAACCGGAACGGCGGGATACGCAGTATTTTCCGACAGTCCAGTATTTACCACCAAACTAACTTGCCCTGTAATTATCGGTGGCACAACCACCACCTCTGACCTCTCATTACAAACCACGTCTGGTGTAGGCGCAACAGGCGCAGATATGCACTTCCTTGTTGGGGATAATGGCGGCACGGAGGCGATGACGATTTTGAATACTGGCAACGTCGGCATCGGGACGACGGATTTGGATGGAACGCCTACTATAGGGAGATTAACGGTAAAGGGAACTACTAACGACGGCACAACTAATATCTTTGTCGGCAGGGACAGCGATGAAGCGAACGTATTCACGATAGACACAAACGGATTAGCAACAGGAACATTTTCCGGTAGCCTTACCGGGAATGTAACAGGTAATGTTTCCGGTTCTTCGGGGTCTTGCACTGGCAACTCCGTCACAGCTTCCACCGCGGCAGCCGGGGATTCCGCCACTTCGTTCTTTTCCTCCGGAACGATAGAACACGAGCGGGGCGGGTTAGAGGCGGATGTTTCTGCGTATGCGGGATTAGTGAAGATAACCGGCGGGGTAACTTCCGCCGTTACATTAGGGATTGCCGATACTAATGTTGCCCCGATAAATGCGGCAGATGTTGCAGATAACGATTATGCCAAGTTCACCACAACCGGATTAGAGGGGAGAAGCTACTCCGAAGTGTTATCAGATATTGGAGCGGAAGCCGCAGACGCCAATATAATTAAGTCCGGGGAGATTGATACTTCCGCCGAAATCTTGGCCATAGTAACCGATGAGACAGGTTCAGCTTCAGGAACTCCGCTTTTGGTATTTAATACTAACCCTGTTTTAACAGGGGCTACGTTAGCCGGGATATTAGCTGATAACGACGATATGGTTTTTGAGTGCGACGCGGATAATAATGGAACCAACTCATACAGTTTTACTGCTGGTGATTCTACCGAAATCGCTAATTTGAACGAATCGGGAGACTTAAAGTTTGACGGTGATTTAACGGTGGAGGGCGGGGATATTACTTTAGCGACAAGCAAGATATTCTCAGGAGGAGACACCACATCATTAAACTTAATTGACGCAATCGATACGACGACAGAAACGACATTGGAAAGCGTGTTAGATATCGCTGGGGAAGTAACTTCAACCGGTATGGGGTCGACCGTAATAGCCGATAGTGTGGCGGTGGCTTCTTGGAGCTTAACTACGCCCACAATAATCGGTAATGCGGCGTTTAATAACGCGGGAACCTCTGCCGGGTCTTTGGCTATTTATGAAGACACTGACGACGGCAGCAATTACGCTTCTTTTACCGTCCCTGCTTTAGCGGCGAATACGGTTTATACTCTGCCGGCAGATGACGGGGACGCCGGACAAACATTAACTACAAATGGGACTGGTGGGTTAAGTTGGTCTGCGGCTGGTTCGGGGGACATCACCTCCGTAGGCGACGTAACCACCGGAGCGGCGTTTGACGGGACGCAAGGCACGACATTGACTTTTGATAACGCCGGAGGCGATGGGATATTCTCCTATGACGGAACGGATTTCAATTTCGATAAATCCGTGAGTCTGGGGACTGCCGGAGTGAGATTGTCAGCTGACGGAGACGGGGCGTTGACGTTGCTTGGGCTTGGGGACGGGTTTGATGAGGATTTGAATATCAACCTTGACGACACCGAGAATACAGCGGTTGTTTCTTCTTCTACCGGAGTAACCAAGATTGAC